AAGCCCAGAACGATGGCAGCGGCCACCATGTACCACACCACAGGCACACCCCTGATCTGGCAGTAGGCGAAAAAGGCCAGCAGGGTCAAAGCCATGGCCACGATGACGGCCAGGACATTGGTGGGCAGCCGGTCCCAAGTGAGCTTTTTGAGGACCTGGACGATGATGTTAGTGACCACCACCAGGGCGCCCACCAGGCTGAGGATAACGGACCAGTCAAAAATGTGTTCCATAACAGATTTACCTCCCTTTTATTTTACCCCACCACGGTGAGGTCTTTGATGTTGACGGCGGCGGTGACGGCTCCGCCCTTGCCGATGACCACCCGGTCATTTTTGATCTCCATGACCGTGTAGGTGTTGGAATAGACGAAAGCGGCCAGGGAGCCGCCGGTGTAGGTCTTGGCGCCCTTGTTCACCTTGACGGTGCTACCCTTGACCACCGCCGGAGCCTGGACGGCCACGTCCGCCTCATCCACCCAGCCGTAGACATTGGAGCCGCCGCCGGGCACCGCAATGAGGTGGATGGGATGCCTGCCGGAATTGGCCAGAGAGGTGACCCTGGCCTTGCCGGGCTTGCAGGTCTTGCCGTTGGTGCTGTTGGAGCTGACGTAGTGCTTGGTGCCCTTAAAGGTCACCACATCGCCCACAGCGGGCCTCTGTGCGGCGTTTCCGCCGCTGGCGGGCTGGGATGCCCCCGGCTGTTTGCCGTCCGTCTGGGCCCCCGTATAGTCCACCCAGGGCATGATGCCGTGCTTGGTCCAGGTGCGGGCGTTATAGCCCGCCTTGCTGCCCATGTTGGCCACCGCCGTGATCTGCACGTTGTTTTTCCAGCGGGGGGTACACTCCACCGCCAAGCCGTCTCCGATATAGACGCCGATGTGGCCGGAGCACCACACAGCCTCTCCCACTGTGATGCTGGAAAAGTCCGTGGTGACCTTGGTGCAATACTTAATCATGGTATCAGCGCCCAGGTCCGGCACATCATTGGATTTGTAGACGGCCCCGCCGTAGGTCTTGGCCGGGTCCCCGCACCAGCCCCACAGGACGCCCTTGATGAGGTTGCAGCAGTCAAAGCCGTACACGGGCGGGTCCTGATTGGCCGCCGCCTTAATCATAGCGGTGCGGGCCGCCTGTTTGTTGTAGCTGTGATTGGTGCAGTAGCGGGTGACATTCCCGCCGGTCATGGGAGCGCCAAAACACCCCATGACATAAAGGGTCTTGTAATTCTTGGCGATGTCCACCACTTTCTCCACCAGGGTCTTTGCTGTCATTTTGGCCATGTTCGTCCTCCTTTTCAGTCTTTCAGCACGATCTCCGCCGCCCGGAGGGCAACATCTGCCCCGTACTTATCCGCAAAGCGGGTGAGAAAGCGCTGGGCGTATTTGGCCCGGTTTTCATTCTTGGATTTCCAGTAATAAAATCCGCCCCAGGCTCCGTCTGTCACAAAAGAGGTCCCGGCCAAGATGCCCAGGGCGGTCACATCAACACCGCAGATGACGCACACCACGGTGGCCACACACAGCAGGACAGAGATGCAGATGTGCAGAACCAGCATTTTCTTTGAAAATTCCATTCTCCTCACCTCTCTGGCTCCGTGGATTTCCACGGCGCTCTCCGCCCCTCCAGGAAAGTCCCCTCAGCCCGGCACTCTTTGTATTGCTCCAGGATGATCTCCGTGGTGGCCTGCGTGATGTTGTTCTTAAAATCATGGTGCCTGTCGCAATACTTCTCATAGGTGTCGATGTCCAGCAGGATTTGCTCAAAATGGTCTTTGCTGTGGTATGTACCGTGGAGGATTTCGTCACCAAAACGGAGGATGCGATAACGGCAATTCACAACGATCTGCCGCTCATTGGCCTCTTTGATCTCAATGATCTCCCGCTCCATCTGTTTGAGCTTTTCCATGGTATCACCGTTGATCTTTTTCCCCAGCCACTTTAGGAATTTTGAGATGGGGTTTATCTTGATGGGCGTGATCTCAATGCAAATGGACAGCAGGAACGCAAGCCCTGCTGTCCCGCCGATCAGGCTACTAATTGGCATTGATAAAAGCTGCTCAAGCATCCTCCTCTGCCTCCTTTACTCTGCGGCGTCCCAGCCGTACACGCCGGGCTCCCAGACGTTGCCGTCCACAGTGGAGACCCAGTGCTGGTCATTGTGTGTGACCTTTGCGCCCTGGGCATAGGCGTCATGGGAGCCCAGGGGCTGGCTCCAGACGGGCCACTCCTCAGCAGGGTCACTGGTCACGGCCCACAGGGAGACTGCCACAGACGGCTCCCACCCGGTCTGGGAGGTGTGGGCCTGCACGCAGCGGTAGAGCACGCCGTTGTAGAGCCGCAGATTGCCCACGGCATAGGCGATGTTGGGCGCCCACTCCGCAAAGAGGGCGGACTGTTCTGCGGCGGTCACATCGTCAATCTGGCCGCTCTCCGCCATGACCACAAAGGCGATGGCGGCGGCATCATTGCGCTGCTGTTCATAACGCTTTTTCTCGTTCAGCTCTTTGAGGCTGACTTTCTTTGTCTTAACGCTCATTATTCAAAAGCACCTCCGACATTGGAAATATAGCCGCCCTGGCCGCTGGCTCCCCGGCTCACGGTGAGCTTAAAGTTGAACGCAAAGCCATTGGCGGCGGTCTGATTGGTAAAGACGTGGTTGGCCCCGGTCTTGACATCCTCCGTGGCATCCTCCCACACGGGGCTGGGGTCATTGGCATTGTTGGTGACCAGGACCTCCAGATCTGCGTCCGCCGGAATATTGCCCACAAGGGTCATCACCATCACGGAGATCACGTCATCGGCGTCCAGCGGGTCCACCAGGGTGATGGAGGCGGTGGTCACGTTTTTGGTAAAGCTCACGGTGTAGGCGGCACTGTCCGCCTTGCCGTCATTGGCCACCACCTTGAGCGTGTGGGCCCCGTTGAGGACTTTCTGCCAGTTGGCGGCAGTCACGCACTCAAAGGTGTTGGCAGCGCCCAGAGAGGCCGTAAAGGTCCGCTTGAGAACATCGTCCAGGTATTCCTTGACGGTGACGGTATCGCCGTCAGCATCATTGACGGTGTACTGGAAAACAAAGCCCTCAGTCTTGGTCCCCAGGTTTGTGCCGCTGGCCGTGGCGCTGGTGATGGTAGGCTCAGAATTGACGGAGACGGTGCCGTCATCGCTGACGGAGAGGGAGGAGGGGAGAGTGAAAGCGGGGCGGGCCCCGTAGGTGCTGGTGCAGTAGTTGCCGCGGATATCGCCATCGGTGCTCAAGTACCAGGCGTAGGTGGTGCCGTTCGTGCGCGGGGAGCGGGTCCACTGTGTCGTGGCGGCACCGTTCAAATAGGCAATTTTGAGGGTGTCAGCGATGGAGAGCGCCGTGCCCTCCACGGCGGCATACTGGTGGGACTGGCCCAGCTCCGTGAGGGACAGGGCAAAGACGGCCCGTTTAAGGGTGGTGACGGTGGTGTTGCCGTTGCCGGGGGTATAATAGAAAGTGGTCTCACCCATGGCCGCCTGGATGTCAGCGTCCAGCAGGGCCTTATAGGTGCTGTTAAACCAGGTATCCAGGGTGCAGGTGGCGTAGGCGTTGACATTGGAGCTGTGCCAGGCACGGGTCTCATACGCATCCTTGCGCACCACCAGGGTGCGCCCGGCGCCGTTGAGGCCGCTTTCATAGTCGTGCTTGCAGACGTAGAAGTCCACCAGCACGCCGTTTTCCTTGAGCTTGATGAGACTGCCAGCCGCTTTGGTGCTAAGTTTTACTGTGGCCATTTGTCAGATTTCCTCCTTTAGAATGTTTTGCACACGGTCCCGCACCTGCTGGCGCAGGGTCCAAGTGTTGCCATGAGAGGCGTGGGCGTTCCAGGCCTGCCAAGATTGCAGGATTTGCTCACGGGTCACCTGGCCGGTGGGATAGCCCTTTTCCCACCAGCGGAGCTTGGCTTTCATCCGTTTAATGCTGCTGTGGCGCAGCTTGCGGATGACCTTGCCGCTCTCCGTCAGGTAGGTGTGAAAGCCCAGAAAATCAATCCCGTTGCGCAGCGGGAAAATCTGGGTTTTCTCATTCAATTCCAGCCCCATGCCCGCCATATAGGCGGTGATCTCCCGGAGGCAGAATTGCAAATACTTTTTGTCTGGATGAATTAAAAAGAAGTCATCCATGTACCGCCCGTAATAGCGGATATGGAGGACTTCCTTGACGTAGTGGTCAAAATCATCCAAGAACAGAAGCGCAAACAGCTGGGAGGTCTGATAGCCCAGGGG